ATTTTTATCTGCATCAAAGTCATTGCGCCTATTACAAGTTTCATGTTTATCCATGCGGTATATAACGCAGGGACAAGCCTTGTCATGTAGGCTGATGCCAACGCTATTACACTGATTTTCAAGGAATCCGGGATAAGGTTCTTCATTGCTTCCCCGACGCCGGAGCTTTCGGCCAAACGTGTGAATTCGCTCAGGAAAGCCCCGGTATCCTTAAGAATATCCTTGAAATCGAATGCATCGGAAAGATCATTGCCTATTACCCTGGCAGCTCCTACAACGTTGTCCTTTACTGTAGACATAAGGCCGTTCATACTCTGGCTCTGTTTTTCCATGCCGCCTTTGAACTGCTGGTTCATTCCATTGACTATCGTCTCTATTGCAGCACGGGAAGAAAGAGCACCCTTGCTTGCAAGGGACTGGACTTCCGCTATTGAAACACCTGCGGCATCCGCAAGATATTTCCATGCGTTGATGCCCTGTTCAGCCATCTGCTGGATCTCTTCCGCGCTTACCTTGCCTTTTGCCTGTATCTGTCCTAGAGCCCGTATAACGGACTGCATATTTTCTTCATTTCCGCCCAGTCCGCTTATCGCGTTTCCGACAGATGTGAGCATAGGGATAATGCTTTCTGCCTGAAAACCGTAAGCTAACAGCTGCTGTGCCGATTTTGTTATTCCCGGCATCTGAAACGGAGTTCTTGCAGCGAAATCCGTCAGATCCTTAACCATCTTCTGGGCGGCCTCTGCGGAACCAAGCAGTGTTTCAAATGCGATCTCCGTCTGCTCCATATCGGCGGCAAACTTAACAGCTGCGAACCCGGCGCCCAAAAACCCGGCGGTAAGATATTTTAAGTGACTTAGTGACGCCTGGGACGCCTTCATCGCTTCCTGCCCGAACGCACTGTTTATTTGACGCTTAGTAGCGTTCAGCTCTTTTCTGAGGTCCGTGCTGTCACCTGATATTTTTACAAGCAGATCTGCAACAACCGACATAATCTCACCGCCTTTATAAATAAAAGCTGGCCGTCACCATGACGGCCTATAAATTGAATTTCTTCTTAATATATTCTTCGTCTCTCTTTTTTGTTTTTTCACGTGCTCTCGCGATCTTCTGTTTACAATCATCTGAAAGCATATGCCCGACAAAGGCCCCGAGATCTTTATACCTGTGATCCTTATCCATAACATAATTTGTTACAGGCAAAAAGAAATATCCATAAAACAGGGCCTCCTGGTCCTTCCTCCACTGATACCCTTCCAGCATCTGATAAAAGGTATATGGCTGCATCTGTGAAAATTCTTCAGGAGAGAGGTTCAATGCTCCGTAAGCCCAAAGTTCCGCCCAGTCCAGCCAGTCAGCGAAAGATTCTACTCGCTTTCCGGCCTGGGTGCGTTTGGGCCGTCTTCCTCATCCTTTTTTTCTTCTGTATTTTTCCCCATTGCGCGGTTGGCTGCCTCTTTGCCGTAAATGCCGCTTGCGACTATCGCTCGACCCAGCGTCATTTCAAGAGTTGAGATGTTGCCGCCTTTTTCAAGATGATCTTCAATCATCTTCACATAATCATCCGGGGTCGCTTTGTGGTAATGGTGGGCAAGTCCTACCTGACAAGCCTGAAGTACAAATACGATGCCGGTCGCTCCGCCTCCTGCCGCCATCTTTGTTATCGTGGTTCCGGAGATTTTTTCGAGAAGTGCCAGGCGCTCTATATCAAAATAGACAAACTGATTGGGCGCGAAAAATTCAAACGGGATACTCTTTTTCATAATCTATTCCTCCATAAAGAAATAAGAGGGGGACAAAGCCCCCTCTTTACTATGCCGTTACGATAAGGAGCATGGTGAGTACTGCCCCGTCGCCTGTCGTGACTTCTATGGTGTGGCTGCCGACTGCCAGAGCTCCGCATGTAGCGGACTTTATGGTCAGCGTGCCGGATGAATAGGTGTACCCTGTGGTTATGGTTACAGAACTTCCGTCGATCTTTACAGCCGAGACAGTTGCGGTTCCTGGTGTTATTGTGAAGACCTTATCTGCCGGGGAAGCTTTGCTTACTGTTGTCGAAGCGGGAGTTACACTGGGAGCACGTGCAGTAAGCTCACCGTCCCCTTCAATAGTCCCTTTTAGCTCTGCGGGACCGTCGTGAGGTGTTGAGAGTGAAAAATCAGTCAGGCCGCCCCAGCCTGTCTGGGCTGAACCGTCCGGATAACGAAGGCGGACGTTGACTTCTTTCCCATTGTTGAAAGCATAGTCCAGAGCGGCAATGCCATCGTCCCGGAGCAGCATCAGGGCACCGAGGTCAATTGACCACCCGCGAAGCCCCGGTTTGCCTGATTTCCATCCGCCGCTTGTTTTATGCGACGTGTCTATACTGTCCGCCGAACGGTTCAGATCAGCGGATTTCTGTGCACCTACCAATGTCCATACAGGGCTGCTGGCAGTACCCGTATTTACGTCAACAAGATAATCTTTTCCCAGTGTTGCTGAATTCTGGCTTGGATTCTCAGGAAGTGATATTCCCATTTTTTTAGCCTCCTATATATTGGATTTTCGCAATAAATGTAATGACACCGTGAAATCCCTCATTTTCCGCTTCGTAAACTTCAACCATGTCTATGTCCTGTTCCAGACATTTGAACCCAGTTCCGTCTACTTCAAGCTCCCATACTGTTAGAACGGCGGCGACATCATTGCATATCTCCTCAACTTCTTTTTTCCCCATGTCTGAACTCCATATATGAAGTTCCGTCGAGGTATTGGAAATATCTATTGCTTTCGCTCCGTCTCTTTTCCATGTGAAAGAACCGAATGTCACACACGGAAGTACCGATTCATCCGTCATCTGGTCATATACATTCGTTGTCTGTTTTTCTTTCAGGATGTCCGATACGCCCTTGTGAACAAAATTAAAAGGAATGCGCCTTATCATTTCGGCTGCACCGCCTTTTTAATTTCTCTGATGAGTTCCGGACGTTCCTGTTCATATGAAGGACGGACAAAGGGACGTCCTCTGCGAGCAGGAAGGTTTGACCATTTTGTATAAGTGTAGCCATCATTGAATCGCAGCCATTTTTTCTTTTTGGGTTTAACTGTTACAGCTTCCACTCCGAATTCAACAAGGTGCGCATGAGATGCCTTCGCACCGAAGTATCCGACACATCCGATTTTATGAAATGACGAAAAAACGGACTTTCTGAGAGCTCCTGATTCGACAGGCACCCGGGATTTGGCAAGCCTGGCCATTTCCTTGACCGACTTCTCGACAGCTGCTTCAATGCGGAGCCGTGATTTAGCGTCATAAATCGAGATTGATTTAAGCGCTTCCTGCAGCTCTTTATTGGATGGTGTTATTTCAAGACGCACGGCGGGCCGCCTCCTTTACAACAAGCACGGTTTTGTCAGTACTGAGATCGTAGACATTGGTTATTTCATATTCTTTTCTGCCGTCAATAAGCTTGTAGCCGACCCGTACATCATCCCGCCGTCTTATAATGACCGCCTGCGTTATTACGGAAACCGGACCGCCCTGCTGGATTTCTGTCGTCGTTTTCGGCTTTTCAAACTCTGCCCAAACTTTACAGAGTTCAGTCAGTACCTGACCGCGCTGCGTCCTGCCTCCCTGCCCGTCATCAACGGCAGGAATATACCGGATAGTTACTCGATGATTCAGTTTCCCGGGGTTCATATGTAATCACTGCATCCTTCTATGTGCGCGATTATTGCGTCTACAGTGTGCTGTATCCCGGTTACTATCGTGCCCTTTGCAACTATCTCGCGGTTGTCATACCAGTGGGAAACCATAAGCCTCACACACTGCTGGTACAGCGAATCCTCTGCAAGCGCGGCATAGATCTTTTCACCTGTTTCACTTATACCCGAAAGCGCCTGTGTCTTGCTGACCTTACCTGAGATATACTTGTCCGCTGCCGACATCTGGGTTTCGATAAGGCTGTCTTCATCGTCTGTATCCACACGGAGATATATCTTCATATCTTCGATGTTAAGCGGCATCTGCCCACTCTCCCTTCATAAAAAGAGGAGGGGCAAAAGCCCCTCCCTTTAAGCTGATACTGTTACCGTTACTGAAACATTTCCATTGCTGTTAATAACGGCTGTGAAAACCTTATCGCCGTTGGCCAGTCCGGACAGATATTCCTGCTTAATCGTCAGTATCCCGGATACATAGGTGTAGTTATTAACGTTGACAGTCGCCGCTCCTATCAAAAGACTGGACAGCAATGCTGTCTCAGGCGACACCGTAAACACTGCGTCCGCTGGTGCGGCCTTGCTGAACGCAGCACTCGCCGGGCTTACGGTGTTAGTTATTTTTTTAAGGTCACGAGTGAGTTGATATCCACGACCTTGCCGTCCGCAAGGATAATTGCCTTTGTAACCTGGTCGTCGGTCACATTGTCCTCATACTTTTTGACGGTCATGCTGTAGTTCGTATTAAGGACGTAATCCGAAAAATCAAACAGGAACGCCCAGACCGTCTCATCCGTAAGTCCTGCCGCATAGGTAGGAACGTAGTTGCAGAGAACTACTTCACGTCCGAGAAGCGTCCGTGAGGGCTTGCCGTCAATGCCCATGTTCACTCGTGCAAGAGGCTGTCCGTCGGTACCTACTTCAGCAAGCAGCTGCCCGAATGTCTTTTTGGTCATGACCCAGACAGCTCCGTTTTCATACTCAAGCGGCAAAGCAGCTTCAGCTTCTACAAACTTAGCATAGACGGGAGTTCCGTCTATAGCCTGCCCTGATGCCGGAGTCTCAGTAAGAATGCCCTTGGGCGAGGCAGTGCCTGCACCGCTTATAATTGACTGTTCCAGCGCCCTTACCATAGCCTCGGCCACGTTTGCCTGCAGTGCAGCCTCAAAAGCGGAGAGCGCCATCGTATCCGTTTCAAGAGATACGGAAACAGCGCAGCGCAGTTTGTAATAGCCGAATGTTATACTGCCTGTACCCTTTCTCTGCAGCGGGCTTGTAACTCCCTCGCCGACCCATGTAGCTACGGGCTTCACGTTGGATGTCGGAATACTCACTCCGCCCTTGTAGGCTGTGCGGGTTATGCGTGAAAGGATCATTCCTGTCGCTTCGATCTTCTCAATGATCTTGTTCAGGACCGTTTCAGGTATTACGGCACCGATATCGGTGGTCAGGGTATTATCCCTAAGCTCCATAGGGATCTCCTTGCCGGTAAGGACGTATGACATGAACGCCCTGCGGTATTCCATTGAATCAGTCCCGGGTTTCGTTTCCTCCTGCTTTCCGGGGACCCTGAACGG